TGAAATATATGATGATACACATAATAGAGATGTATTATCTGATTTCTTTAATTCAGCATCTCAACAACATACAACATCACTTACATCAGAAATCATTGTTATCTCAGGGTCTACAAGTGTAACATTAATAGGTAATGTAAGTGCATCAATAATATCTGCATCAACAATAAATGGTTTAGGTAATCCATTGGCATTCTCTACATCGGTAGATAGCAGATTAGATAGTTTAGAAGGTATAACTGCAAGTGTTAATACATCTGCAAGTTTAGCTTTATATACTGCATCTTTTGATACTGGAAGTAGAAACTTAACATTTACAAAAGGTGATACGACTACATTCGCAGTTAATATTCCTGATGTGAGTGGTTCTACAATTAATACAGGTAGTTTTGCAACAACAGGCTCGAATGTATTCACAGGTGACCAAACCCTAATAGATAACGCAGGTAACTTCTTTACAATATCAGATGCATCTGGAAGTTTAATGTTAGTTGCGAAAGGATATACATCATCATCTTTACATTTAAGTTCATCGATATCTACAGTTGGAAGTGGTTCAGTTAATTTAATTTGGAAGACTAGTGATACCACTGCTGATACAATTATATCAGGTAGTGGAAATATATTTAGTAATCAAAATGCAACAACTGCAGGATTTAAGAGATACATTGGTGGAAACTTTAATACATTTGCAGGCCCTGCATCTGTTCCACAAATAAGTGGCTCAATGGGATTTTCTCCGGCAATGAATATTAACTATATTGCAGGTGCTATCACAATGAGAGGACCTGTTAGTTCATCGGTGTGGTCTATGACACAAAATAATATTTTAGGAACTATAAGCATAGGAAGTTCAACAGTATTAAATGCAGAAAAATTAACTTCTGGATTATCATTTAACCAAAACTATGTTGGAGGAACTTTTAGTATAATTGCAAATCAATCAGCATTAACAGGTAGCACAACTACATTAACTGGAAATAATATAAACGGAAATGTTGGACTTAATTTAAGTTCATCTGCAGTATCATTTACAAATAACACAATTAACGATAATGCATTTATATTAACCAATCAATATTGGTCATCATCTGTTGGTTTAGGTCAATCAACTGTTGCAAGAAATACAATTGCAGGAGCATCAAACACAATCATTATATCTGGCTCACAACCTGCAGGAACTACAAACTCACCTGCGGTAAATGATAACATTATTGGTGGAGCATCTAATATAGTTTATGTTGATGTTGCAAATGCAAGAGTGAGTGGTTCTCTTTCATATAATAATGCAACTAGAAATATAATTTATGGCCAATCTTTAATCGTATCAGCTAGTTCATATTTATTTGACTTATCTTCACAAGGTTCTGCATTCTTTGGTAGATACAACTCTATCGATGGAACAAAAGATACAACCGCTGAAACTATATTTGCAGTAGGAACAGGTAACACAACAACAAGAAAAACAGGCTTCTTAATAGATAGTGGTTCAAATACATTCATAGAGGGAACTCTTAATGTAAGTGGTTCGACTATAATGACGGGTAGTTTAATATTGAGCTCATCAGCAGATGTTGAATTACAAGTAATCGGAAATAGTCAATTTACTGGTAGTTTAATAATGTCATCATCAAATGCAGTTGAATTAACTGTAATAGGTAATTCTGTATTTACCGGTAGTGCATTTGGAAATGTAGTATCAATGTCAATTACATCTAATACTGCATCAATGGATTTAAATTTAGGTAACTACTTTACTTTAACATTAGCAGATACTGCAACAACACATATATCAGCATCAAATGTTCAACCAGGTACATCTGCAACATTAGTTATTACAACAGGTACAAACTCATCTGCTTCTCTAGCACCGACTATGTTACAACCTTCGGGAAGTGCATATTCAGCAACTAACGGAAGTGCTAAGAAAGATATATTATCAATAGTAGCAGTTGCAAGTGGAGTTCCATTCGTAGTATCAACAAAAAATATGATTTAATGATATTTCAAAACTTTGGATATAATCAAAATTACCCGATTGCTTCATCTGCAGCAACACCATACACAATTGAATATTTAATTGTTGCTGGAGGTGGAGGTGCAGGTTTACCAGGTGGTGGAGGTGCCGGAGGTTTATTATCAGGCTCGATTACAGTTACTCCAGGAGATGTATATAATATATTTGTAGGTGCCGGTGGTTCGGGTTCGGCGTATACTCCTGCAAGAAATAGCACAAGTGGTATCTCATCATCTTTTCAAGGTAATGCATTATATACTGCATCGATTGGTGGAGGTAGAGGTGGAACGGAAGCAGTTGGTTCTGCTTTAGTTGGAGGTAATGGAGGTTCGGGTGGTGGTTCTGGATTTTTAACATCAACAGTTGCAACAGGAACATCTCCACAAGGTAACAATGGTGGAATTTCATCAACCGGCACACCTTTTGGTGGCGGTGGTGGAGGTGGAGCATCTCAAGTAGGAACTAACGGCCCATCAGGTGGTAATGGAGGTAGTGGTTCTTTCTGGATAGATGGTTTAGGATATGCAGGAGGAGGAGGTTCAGGCCCAACTGCACAAGGTGCTGTAAGAGGATTAGGTTCTAATGGTGGAGGAAATGGTGCCAATGCTTCTAACCAAAGTGGTTTTAATGGAACTCCAAACACCGGTGGAGGTGGAGGTGGTGGAGGAAACCAAACGGCCGTATCCGGAGGATTTGGTGGTAGCGGTATTGTGAAGCTTAGATATTTGACTTCAGATGTAACAGGAACACCAACAGGTGGAACTATAACAGTATCGGGCTCATACACATACCATTCATTTACTACAATCGGTTCTGCAACATATACTGCATAAAACAAAAAATAACTATAAATTAAAAAAACATTGTTTTTAATAATATAAACCAAAAAAATATGAACGCTAAAAATGTATTAAATAAGATTGTAGAGTTTTTATCAACTAACGAAGTTGAATTAACTTATGCTAAATTAGCAGACGGAACAATCGTAGAAAGCAAAACATTCGATGTAGGTGAAGAACTTTTTGTAGTTTCTGAAGATGGTAAAAAATCTCCAGCACCTAACGGAACACATGACTTAATGTTGAAAGATACAGAAGGTAATGAAACCATGATGAAAGTAAAAACTGAAGATGGTAAAATCGTAGAAAGAGAGAATGTAGAAATGGCTGATGCTGATGCCGATATGGTTAAGACAGAGCCAATCCCATCAGTAGGCAACGAAGACAAGAAAAATGTAATGCCAGACTTAGAAGGTCAAGTAAAATCAGGAACATTGAAAATGGAAGAAGAGACTGAAGAAGCTGAAACTTTACCTGAAGATGCTGAAGCTGAAGATGAAGCTGGTGAGGACAAAGAAGTAGATATGGGTAAGAAAATGGAAGAAATGGCTTATCGTATCGATGAGATGGAAAAGAAAATGAAAATGATGGAAACAATGATGCCTCCATTATCATCTGAAGTAACACAAGAAATAGATGGTATTAAAATGGCTGAAGTTGACGAAGAAGAGTTACCGAAATTAGATGGAGCTCCAATCGAAGACCCTAATTCTATTATGAAATTTGAAACAAACAGAAAAAATTATGGTAAGAAATTACAAGACCCACAGTCTTCTTTCTTATCAAGATTATATAATTAAAAATATTAAAAAACAAAAAAACGAATTAACATGAACAAAATTCAAAAATTCGCAACAATGCCAGAAGGCATTGGCCCTACCGGAAACTCTACCTATTCAGGAGAAGCGGCATCGGGCTATATTGCGGCTGCCCTTTTATCGGCAAACACTTTGGATAAGAAGTTAGTAACGATTATGCCTAATGTAAAATTTAAGAGCGTAATCCAAAAACTTGCTTTATCCTCTTTAATTTCAGATGCATCTTGTGACTTTAACGCAACTGCAACTGCATCAATCTCTGAAAGAGTTTTAACTCCAGAAGAATTCCAAGTTAACTTACAATTATGTAAGCAACAATTCGTTCAATCATGGGAAGCTTTACAATTAGGTTTCTCTGCATTTGACGAAATCCCTAAGAACTTTAACGACTTCTTAATCTCTTATGTTGGTGGTAATGTGGCTCAAGCTATTGAACAATCTATTTGGCAAGGTAACACTGCAACAAATGGTCAATTCTCTGGTTTTGAAACATTATTCTCTGCATCAATTGCATTAGGTGGTGCTGAAGCTGTTTTACCTGCAAGATTAACAGGTAGTGGTTCTGCTATCATTTCTGGTAGTGTAACTTCAGCGAATGTAATCTCTAAATTACAATCAGTAGTTGAAACTATTCCTAACACAGTTTATGGTAAACAAGATTTAGTTATCTATGTAGGAACACAAGTAGCAAAAGAATACCAATTAGCAACTGCAGGTTTAAGTTCAACTGGAACTGCATTAACTAACATTGGTGCTAATGGTTACCAAAACGCATTTACAATCGGTGAGAAGCCTTATAACTTCAATGGTATCGATATCGTATTGTGTCCTGGTTTATCTGATAACAAAATCGTTGCAGCACAAAAATCAAACTTATTCTTCGGAACTGGTTTGTTAAGTGATATGAACGAAGTTAAAGTTATCGATATGGCTAACATTGATGGTTCTCAAAATTACAGAATTATCATGAGATACACTGCTGGTGTTCAGTTTGGTATTGGTCAAGACATCGTATACTACGGAGCATTCTAAAAAAACTAATTAAAGGGTGGGTTAAACACTCACCCTTTTTAATAACAAACTAAATAATAATAACATGGCTTACACATCAGGAAATTGTGTGTTATCAGCGGGTAGAAAGGAAGTATGTAAAGAAAGTGTGGGTGGTTTACAAGGTGTATACTTTATAAACTATTACACTGCCTCTGCAGTAACTAACGCTAACGATTTGGTAACAGCATTAAACAACCCATCAGGTAGTTCGGTTTATTATTATGAACTTAAAGGCAATTCTTCTTACACGGAAACAGTTAACTCTTCAAGAGAGAATGGAACAACATTCTTCCAACAAGAATTGACATTAAACTTAAAGAAGTTGACTAACGAGATGACTACGCAGCTTAAACTTATGGCATACGGTCGTCCTAAAGTTGTAGTTTGGACTTTAAATGGTGAAGCATTACTTATTGGTGATAAAGAAGGATGTGATGTAACTGCAGGAACTATTCAAACAGGTGGAGCATTGGGTGACCTTTTCGGTTATTCAGTTACTCTTACAGGTTTAGAGAAAGAACCAGCATTATTCTTATCTGGAAGCACAGTAACTAATCCTTTCGCAGGTTTAACAGTTCAACCAACTATTGTTTATGGTTCATAATTAATATTGTGAATTAAAATATTGAAACCCTACTCTTTGGAGTGGGGTTTTTTTGTTTCATAACTATTTTTACCAAACTCATTGTTTTTAATATATAAAACATAGATAATGCAGAGTTATTATATATCACAGAGCAACTCATATACCTTTAGAACAGAACCTACCGCATCTACATCAAACCAATTCACATTGTCATTGACTGATATGATGGGTTTAAATACATTTACTGCATCATTAAGTGGTATTACATATGAAGCATATGAAAGTTATATTGGATTTACTGCCAGTATTTCTGGAACATTTCCAGGTGATGAATATCGTGCAGTTCTATATAATACAACTCCATCAGGTAGTGCAGATATATGGAGAGGAACATTCCAAGTATATAAACCAACTACTGCAGAAAAATCAGAATACGAAAACCAAATACCGCCAATAACATCACATGAAAGTGAGAACAAGTATATAATTTATAACTAATATGAAAGGGAAACAAAACTTCGCAATAGTAAATGTAAACAATAATCAACTTCCTATAATTCAAGAGGATACTAAAACTCGTTATACATGGGTGCCGTTTGGTGTTTATGGACAAGATGATTTTTTTGATGCAATTATATCAGCGTTCAATGTATCAACAACTAATGCAGCATCGGTAGAAGGTATTGCAGATTTAATATATGGTAAAGGAATTTATTCTAAGAATGAAGCATTCAATGAAATCCTAAATAAACTTTTACCACAAGAAGAATTGAAGAAAGTATCATTTGACTTAAAGTTATTTGGTAATGCAGCATTTCAAGTATATTGGGATGAAACACATACAAAGATTAAAAAGATGTATCATGTTCCAGTTCAAACACTTCGTGCTGAAAAACTTTATGGTAATCCAAAGATAGAAAATTACTATTATTGTGTAGATTGGAATGACCAAAGAAAGATAAAAGATAAAAAGAAAATACCTGCATTTGAAACTTCTAATGAAAAGATGGAAATACTTTACATTAAGAATTATTGTCCAGGTTTATATTATTATAGTTTACCTGATTGGATATCAGCTTTACAATTAGCAATGTCTGATGGTGAAATCTCTAATTTGCATTTTAATAACATTACCAATGGTTTCTTACCAGCAGTAATGATTAACTTTAATAATGGAGTTCCTGCACCTGAAGAAAGAGAAACCATTGAGGATTTAATACAGGCTAAGTTTACAGGAACAGATAACGCAGGTAGATTTATGGTTTCATTCAACGATGATGTGACTACTAAACCTACAATCGACACAATTAATGTAGAAAACTTACATGAGAAGTATGATTATGTTGCAGAATATGTTCAAGATAGAATATTAGTTGCACATAGAGTAACCTCACCTTTATTATTTGGTATTAGAACAAAGAACAATGGTTTTAGTTCACAATCAGAAGAAATGAAGACGGCATTCTCTATTATGCAAACAATGACTATTGCACCTTTCCAAAACTTAATTTTAAATACTTTAGATTATGCATTAGCATGTTCTGGATATAACGATACTGAATTATACTTTGAACAATTAACTCCATTAGTAATCCTTTCTCAACAGGCAGAAGAAACTGGTAAATCAGTTGAGCAAGTTGAAGATGAAACTAATAAGTCTATGGAAAATCCTGCAACACAAGAAGATAATACGGATGCAGTAGTGAATGAACCAATACCGGATGCAGAACCACAAAGATTTAAGATGCCAACAATTTTATCAAAAGAATACGAAATATATAAATAATATGAGCTACGCTTTATTCATTAACAGGAACGATATCATAAAGAACTCAATACTTCAGGGTTCAATAGATGCAGATGCTTTGTTGCCATTCGTTAGAACGGCACAAGATAAGTATTTAAAGAACTTATTAGGAACAGTTTTATTTGATTATCTACAAGCACAAATAAGTGCAGGGACAGTTGCTAATCTATCGGTTTATTATCAAGACTTATTAGATGAACATATCAAATACACTTTATTGTGGTATGCTTGTGTAGAATATATTCCATTTAGTTCAATTCAATTTAAATCTAATGGTGCAGTAAAACAGGTAAGTGAACAAGGAACTGCTCCAGCAAAGAATGAGATTGATTATCTTTTACAAAAGGCAACCAATAATGCAGACTATTATGCTTTAAGATTACAAAACTATTTAATTGCATATTCAAATAATATTCCGCAGTATTTAGAAAGTGTTGGAAATCAAACTCAAATATATCCTGACCAAAGTAATCAATACTGGTCTGGAATTCAATTATAATAACTATGGCAGCAATCGTTCATAATTCAGGAATTAATTACTCATTGTATTATAATGTTTTAAACTATTTTAAAACTATAATGACAAACCATCCTTCCATTGAAATGGTATCACAGGGTGCATTGAGTGATGTTGACTATGATGAGTTTCCTAACTATCCAATTGGTAATGTAAATATTATACAAACGAATTGGGGAACATCTACAACTGATTATCAAATACAATTGATAATAGCAGATAAAGTTAAAAATAAAAATAACGAAAGTAATCCTGAAACAAATGAGATTACAATTCCATTTTATAAAAGAGATGATTTAGTTGATATTCATGCAAACACATTGAGTATCCTAAATGATTTAACTTCATATACTCAAAGAAGTGTAGATGGATTTGAAATCAATACAGAAATTGTATGTGAACCTTTTAGTGATAGGTTTAACAATGGATTAGCTGGGTGGAGTGCAACATTCACACTTACCACTCACAATGACAAAAATCGTTGTCTTTTTTTTTTAATTGACCCGAACTTTTTAGGATATAGAATAACGGATTGTATTACAGATATTTCTTATAATGCAATTATATCGGTTGGTGAGGGTCAGAACATAGGTGGAGCATTTGCAACTAAAATAAACACAGCATTACCTGCAAACTATGGTAATTTAAAATGTTTTAGTGTAGGTGAAGGATTAGAAGAGGCTAATTGGGATTTAGTAAATATTCCAATGGTAGATTGGCCACAATCAAACTTATTCAATTGTGATGAGTGTGAGTTGTGGATAGAACCAAAGATATGGAACACAACACCAGCAAAATGG